ATACGACCACGTTGTAGTTGTTCTTGACGAAGAGCAAGATCTTGAGCCTGTCGTTGTGGCTGTAGCAACCCTTGTTGCTGTTGCATATACTGTTGTGCAGCAGCCTCAGGTGTCGTAGCAATACCACCAACAGCTTCTCCAGCTTTCCTGTACAAATCTTGTTGATAACCAAAGGTCTCAGGAGACAATGCAAAACCAGCGGAGCCTGTGGTTGGATCAATGAATGAACGACCAGTTCCTGTACGAATAGCGTATGGTTGGAACTTAGCAAGTTCTGTTGTCTTCCCAACATCAGCAATCTGGCTTTCACCAATGGATGTCTGTACATTAGACATTGCCTCGCCAGCACGTTTTTGTGCTTCAGCGTAAGAAATCAAGCCTGCGTTATAATCAGCAAACGCTTGGTCAGCTACAGCACGTTGTGCTTCAGTGTCCATACGAAGCTGCTCACGAACTCGTTTCTCTTCTTCTAATCGCGCTGCATCTGCGGCTCGCTGAGAGTTAGCGGCTGAATTAGCAGCTCCTGAGCTAAGTAAACCACCTACAAGGGTAGCGCCAATTGACCATGGATCAAATGCCATAATTATTTTCCTTTACGCTGTGCGTTTCCACATCTTGACAACGATGTACGGTTGCAAGTTAGCATTAGTGCCGCTGGAGCCTGAAGATGCTGCCGTACCAGAGACAGACACAGTGTGAGTGTGTGCTCCGTTACTTGCTGTAGTACCTGAATATGAGTGAGTATGGTCTGAGGCTGTAGAAATAACAACACCAGCAGGATAGGCAGTGAAAGGCAATGAGTCACACATACCTGTGTATGTACCGCCTGTGTCCTGACTGTCATCAGCACTACCTGTCCACTGTGTGACACTGTGGGTGTGTGAACCACCTGCTCCAGAAGTACCACTAAAGGTATGAGTGTGAGCGCCCTCTGACGCTGTTGTCCCGCTCGCAGATACTGTATGAGTGTGGCTGACAACAATAGCGTCTTTGCTACCCCCAGTCTCGCCCAGTGTGTCAAACGAAGTGTCACCCGTGTCCTGACCCACCAACACCTTACCAGCACCAAAAGCTTCCCATGTACCAAAACCAAACGTAGATGCAGGGTTTGTACCAGAGGTTGAGATGTAAATAGTACCAATAGGATACAGAGCCTTCAACGCTGCTTGCACAAACGCTGTGGTTGCCAGCTTAGTCGAGTTGTCACCAAAAGACTCAGTTGTTGTTGTTTTGTTGGTGAGTGACGCAGCAGCAGAACGCTCATTGATAACATAGGCAGTCGTAGCAATCTGCGTGGTGTTAGTACCAGCAGCTGCTGTTGGAGCCAGAGGAGTGCCAGTCAGCGTAGGAGACAGCAGGTCAGCCTTACTGTTTACTGCTGTTTGAATGTTAGAAAACTCGTCGTCAATCTCAGCGCCTTTAACAATCTTATTTGGATCGCCTGTAAGCAGAGCATCTTTAGACGCAAAGTCTGTTGCTTTCGTATAATTAGCCATTTAACTAATCCTTCCAGTTTTAACAAAGCAGTCCAAAGCCTGCACAGAAAGTTCTGAGCCGTTCACGTCTGCCTCAAAACCAATTTGAATTACATTACCCGAACCACCAACACTACTCTTAATAGTATCAATCACAACACCACCTGAGAACTCTGCCAGTCCATATTCAGCACTGCCAAACTCATCAACAGATCCTGTTTCAACGGTAAATGGATATGAAAGATAAGAAGCTGTATAGTCAGACCCTACTTTGACTGTAAGTTGTTGATTACTACCACCAAGAACTGTCATCTTGATTTGCTTCAACATCTTCCTTGTTACGTTACTACCCAAGTCCAAGTAATGAGAGAAGTAACGAACACGATACTTAGTGCCATTGTCTGTATATCCGTTATACTCACCAATTCCGTTAGGCTTTCCAATTAACAAAGTACGATCAGTAAGGCGCAAAAAAGCATGAGCCTCATATTGATACCACACAGTACAACGAGCACTACCGTCTTCTAAAGGTGCTCTCATGTCCAACACATAGACAGTCTCAGTCGATGGAAACGAAATGAGGTAGAAAGCGTATTGCTCACTGTAGATAGAACAAACGTGGTCCAATGAACCATAGTTTGAAATTTCTGCATTCATGTCCTTGATAAAATCATCACGGATGTTCTTGGTCAAGTCACGCATTGGCAAGCTCTTCTCAGACAACAAGCGACCCAGACTACGGACACCAGTGTCGGACAAGAAGATTAAGTCGTTGCCAGTAGGTTGTACACTATTTTTAGCAACACACCCCACGCCAGCAATGATGTCAGCCAAAGCAAAGCTAACACCAATTGGGTTTGATGCGCCACTGTATAGAACGATGTTATGCTTACAGAAAATAACCAGAAAATCATTATGCACTGCAAGAGAAACAATCTCATCTACGTTCCTTGGGAGTACAGAGGCAATGTTCAGTGAGCCGCTAGTGCCACCACAGAAGCAAGGGAAGGCTGCATCAGCAATGTCTGTTGACCAATAAACCGTAGTGCCGTTGTGTGCCCAGAAGCGCCCATAAGCAGCAATAGCATGCTTAGGATATGATGTCCCGTAGTTCTGTACACTGCCTGTATAATCGGTCATTGTCTGAAGAACAGGGGAAGCCGTACTGTCGTATACCAAGGGCTCGTGACCCTCTTGGACTAACAAACCAGTCTCAAGAATCGAAGCACCAGACCAGTCATTGTCTGTAATGGTGTACAAGGCAGGAGTAATGTCTGTTAACACATCACCATCACCACCTGTAAATACTTTGTCATTACCTGCTGAGATGAGCGTAGTAGACCCGTCAGCGTTGATGTTTTCAAGCATGAAACGGATTGGATTACCGTCCAACTCATCTGCCCCGTCGGTTGTCTTCATTAACCAGCCCTTACGAGCACCTAGGCGACCATACTTATCAATAACAACATTATCAGTCAACTGAGCATAGTTAGACGACAGCGTGACACCACTTTCCTGTGTGTTGAGGCCAAAGAAGCCCGGAGCAACAATAGAAATGGTTTGTAGCTGTTTCATACTTGATACCAGATTGTGTCTTCAGGATGACGAGCAGCGTCCAGAGCAATCTCGTCAGCAAGGGCTGTACGATAAGCCATGTAAGCATTGGCGCTTTGTTGACCGCCGTCTTCACCACGCTCTTCAATTGCCATTGCGGTAGCCAAAAGAATCACAGGACGCGAAGGAATGACAATACGATCAGAGTCACCAGACAGTGGTAAGTTACGCAATGTGACGTTGAATCGAATCTCGTACACAGCATCAGGGATAGGATAAATGTCTACTTGAGTGTCTCCGTCTGTTGACACACCGTTAAAGTTGTAGAAGTATGGAGCACCTTTTTGGGGCACTGCTGTCAGAAACTCTTGGTTAAACCATGCAGCATCTCTGTATTCCATGTTAAAATTACTTGTATCATTTAACACGTCTAACACTTTAAAGTTGTTCTGAGAACCATTCAGCTCATAGTTAAACACATCAGCCGTGGTGGTGAGGGTCAACGTACTACGAAGACCACTCCAATCCCAAGCAGCTTCTACTTGAGACTTTGCTTCATTAACAAACTCACCAATCAAACGTGCATAGGTGTTAGAGTTACCAGAACCCTGTACGGTACTAGCAGGAGATTCCCTCAGGCGAAGGAGAACTTTGTTGACCAGTTCAATATATGTCATTTATTATTCTCCTCCAGCACCAATGGACGCTCCTTCAGCCCCACTCATGGAACCAAAGGTTGGGTTATATCCACCACCACCGCTACCACTACTGTAGTTTCTTACAGGAGCTGGATCTTGTTGAACGCCAATCAAAGGATCGGCTGCTTTAGCTTTAGCCATCGCATCGTTGATCAAGGCTTCACCAACACTCTTAGGCATAATACCCATGTTTACAAGTGTCTGTACGTTTTGAATGCCATAAGCAAGCTGAGAAACAAAATCAGCAGTTGACATGGGAGATTGACCACCACTACTGCTCATCATGCCACCGCCTTGAGCCTGAGTAGCACCAAGGAGTTCCTGTAGTTTTGCTTGTGATTCTTCAGCTTTCTTAGCCAAGAAATCTTCACGAACTTTACTCAAGTCTGAAAGTTTAGGTGCTTCATATTTAGCATTGGCTTGCTGAAGACCTGCAAAAGCATTCTGAATGCCTGAGACATCTGCAGGAGCAATGGACCTAGGTTGAGCCATCATGCCACCCTGTCCCTGCTGTTGATAAGCATCGCCCATCAGCTGTTGTAAGTATTGATCATATGATGTTTGAGCCATGTTTATTCTCCAGCAAAGGCATACAGAGGAGGAGCCT